CCACCGCTCAATACGGCGTCAGCGATAAAGCACATGATGTCGTGACACTCAACTGAGGTAAGTCTGTCTCCGTCTTTCTTGCGGTCCAAGATAGACTGAATGTGTGCCAAGCAAATCTTCAATGGCTCTGGCCCTGGAGCTACTCCACCAGACGTGATCAATCGCTCACCCTTTGCTCTGATCGCACGGAAGTCAAACGTAGGAATAGTTGCACTTAGTCCCAAGTATCCCTTGATTAACACCTTGATTGCGTCAGCCCATCCCTCGATAGAGTCTCCGATCAAGTATCTACGAGTCTTTGTAGCCTTAGAGATTGCTGGCAACTTGTTGATGTTGAAGCTTTGTACAGAGTATCCAACACCAGTACCACAAAGAAGTAGGAACATGGTCTCAGAGAATGCACGATAGTCGTCAACATGCAAGTAGCTGCAGTTAAACAGGCGGCTATTGTTTACCTCGATTGGTCTTCCACCAAACTGCAGTGAGCGCATTGATGGTAGAATCTTCTTGGCATACACCAACTCGTATGCCTTCTCGATTACGTTCTCCATGTGTGGGAACTTCTTCAAGTGCATAGACTTGTTTCGTGTAACAAGTTCTTGCCACGTCTCACGTCTGTTTAACTCCGGTACAAAGCGGGCATACTTTGACCAAACCACCAAATCCGACAATATTTCTTTTTCTAGTTCCATAGTTTTAAAATTTCTTACCGTGCTTATAACCACGCATTGAGTTGTACATCATTTTCAATTCGATGTGTTTTTCAAGGTCCACACCAAGACCACCGCATAGGTCGAACAAACGGATAGCTACGTCAGCCAATTCGTCCTCAAATGATGACTTAATATTTGCTTCAAATCCAGCCTTCCATGGACCTTCCATGATGTTGTACTCGTCATCCCATAGGTTAACTTGTATGTCTTGGTACAGGCTATTTACGGCGTGCTTACTTGCGTAGTGATCCTTTCTTAAAGCCTCTAAAGCTTCTGCCAATTCTGAAACAACGAGCATTAACATCTCTGGTTTGTTTCTCTCTCCTTCCCAAAAGCCTTTGCTCTTGGCCATTTCGTGTGCTTGTGTTATTAGTTTTTTCATAATAGTTCTTTAAATTTTTCAATTGAGTCGCAGACTAATGCCTCGACTCCTATCTCTTTCAGCTCCTTCATTCGATACTCTTGCAGTGGCCGGGCCTTTCCGCCTTCCCTCTTGACCTCAACAAAGACAGTTCTTCCAGCCCGATACATGTACAGATCGGGAATGCCTGGCTTGTTTGTACTCAAAAGTTTTAGGACGTACCACCCGTTTTCCTCAGCAAGCTTGATCATCTTTGATTGCAGCTTAGATTCTAACATGGGGTTGCAAATATAGTACCTTTACTTTAAAACATCACGCTTAAAATGTGAAACAGTGTACGGCTTTTTTCCTTGCACAACCTTGTAAATCTTCTCTTCGATGCCACCATCTGCAAAGATCCAGTACACATTGTTCTCTAGTCTATCCATCGTAGTTAGGCGATCACGGCTCTGCCAGTAAGACGTGGCGGAGAAGTCAATGTTGTAGTAGACCAAGAAGTCAGCCTCCTTCAGCGAGATTCCCTCACGCCCGGTAACAATTTGTATAGCAAAGTTGTTACACTCATCCGCATGAAATTTTCCTAAATCGGTGGTCATATCTTCTTGGAAGACAGACAACAAGCATTCTAGCTCCGCCTGGAATTTGTAGAAGACCGCTATGCGTTTTCCTGCAAACTTCTCTCTGATAAACTCTGCCTTGGTCTTGTCTAGTATGATGGCCTTTCCAGACTCAAGAATGACTGTTCCGCTGTAGATCTGGTGCAGCTTCTGCATCAGCTTCACCGGCGTGTCCGCAAGTATCACGTCTTCCTTTCCCTCGAACACCAAGTCCCGCTTCAGCTTGTCAGCGATCTTATACGTGGTGTCAGACATCGTAACTTTCAACACATGCTCGTTTACCTTGGATGTAAATCCTGCTTCGCTCTGTGTGTAGCTGATCATGTATGGCTTGATGGCGTCCATTACCTTGTCTTGATACGCGTTGCTGTAGTCGTGAACACGAAAGCCGTTTATCATCCGCTCCCATACCTTTACGTATGTATGGGCCCACTTGTAAAACGTAGGCTCAGTAAACGGAGACCTAGATCCAAGCACCCACATCTGATGGTACATCTGTGAGTACGACTCCGGCGATGGAGTTCCAGACAAGAAGATGACATATGGGTTATGCTTCAACACCAAGGCACGGGCCTCCTTGGCCCTGTTGCTTGGCTTTGGAAACGCTCCCATGCCGTGTGCCTCATCGAATACAATGGCGTCGATCTTACTCACGTCTAGTTTGTGCAGGCTCTCGTAGTTGATAAACGTACACTTGTACTTAGGAGCAAGGGCCTTGTAGTCCTTCTGGATTCCAGCAATGGCCTTCTTCTTGGTGACAAATACCATTTCGTTGACGTCAACGATATGGTCAAGGGCAGACAGTGCTGTTAATGTCTTGCCCGTCCTCACCTCCATAGAAAGATATGCGAACCTTTTAGGACCCATTAGCAGGACACGAGTCTTTTCCACTATGTCCTGCTGGTATGGCCTTAATGTGATTTTATTTTCCATTAGAAATCAAATTCAACTTGCTCAGCTTCACTTCTTACAAACTTGATCCATCGCCCAGAGCCATCTCGTCCTTGCTCTACTGTCTCTCCCGTGTAGAAAAGGCCAAAGGCCTCAAGCCACTTGTAGAACTTGTTGAGCGATATAGACGTCTTGCCTCGCTGGCCGTAGTCTGGGTTATCGACAACGAACTCCTTGTACACGTCCTCCTTGTAGATCTTGGTATTCACCTTGACGAACCGGTTCTCCTTGTCTGTCATCCACTCCCAGAAGTTGTGGTCTGTCTCGGCGATAAACTTACGCGTCTTCAAGTTCTTGAAGTCTGATCTTACAAAGCCAAAGCATAGGTAGTTCTTCAAGTTGTTGACCATGTAGTTGTCAAACTTACACCAGTCGTCCTCGTTCCAGTCTTCAAACAACAACCGGCCGAACTCAATCTGTGGCGTGAAGTCTTTGCTGTAGTGCTGCTTGAACTCTAGCTCCCACTTGCGTCGCTCGAAAGAGTTACCCTTTCCCTTGATGGCGTAGTTGGTTGTGATAACTACCTTCGGTGACTTGTGGAACGGAATCTTGATCGCGTCCTTGTTCTTCTTCTCAAGTGTGATACCCTCGGTTACAATAGAGAACAACCTCTCAAAGTCAAAGTTCCTTCTCACGTCATCAAACACAATGATCTGCGTGTCTGTTGACACGGTCTGATACGCAAAGCTTCGCTCGAAGTTGAAACTCTTGCCGTCGATAACCGCTGACTTTTTCATCCTAGAAACTGCGTTCATGAACAGACCCTTACCGGTTCCGCCCTCTGGGTTATCGGTGATGACCTCGTCATTGATGATTACCGCCGGGCAGTAGCCAAGGTTCTTGTAGCTATGAAGCAGGAAGCCAATCGTACTCTCTACCGATCTGATGCGGTCCTTCTCGCCACCAGAGATGTTGCTGATGAATGTCTTGAAGTCGCAGTCATACGCGTCACAGATCTGAAAGTCCCTGTCAATTACTTGGTCTTTCCAAACGTATCCACCAAGATCGAGGTAGTCGATCATTGTGATGTCGCTACAGGTAACGCGAACGGCGCAGTTCCTATAGTACAGGTATGCATTGTCCTTGTCGTCCTCAACGAAGTACACGTCAACCGGTGACAGCATCGACAGGAAGTCTTCCTTGAAGTAGCGTGTCTTGTCTGCAAAGTGGTTGTAGATTGAAAGGTCTTCCATTCTGAACAGGTAGTCCAGCACCAAGTCCTTTATCTCATCTTCCGTCGTATTTGATATAAGGTTGTTCGTAACCTTAACAAAAATATAATTCTTTGTGCCTTCCGGCGAATACTTGAAATATCCATTGTCTTCTAAAAACTCTTTTAATAGGTAATGCACTACAGACACAACGCCCTTCGACGACTTGGTCCAAAACTCTTTGCTTGAGGAGTCCTCCTCGATCTTTACAATTACGGCGTCGGTAACCTCGTCATTCAGTCCAGACTCCTTAAGCTGCTGACGTATCTCCTTTTTTGGCACGCCCTTCTTTATCTGACGGCGAACGCTGTCGATGGCGTCCCTGTCCTCAAAGAACTTGATGCCGAAGTTCATCTCCTTTTTATAGGCACTGTCGATGGTGGTCTTTACCTCTGACAGCGGGAAGTCGTCGTGTGCAAACTCGCTTAGCACGTAGGTGGCCAGCTCCTTGTTGACACCAAAGTCATTGAACGCGGCAGCGAGCACGTACAGGTTGTGGTTTCTCTCGCCCACGACCATGCCATACTCCCGGTCCCACCACAGGCGCAATCGTCTGATGATTTCGTTCTGGTCGGTAACGGTGATTGTGCGTTTGTTCGCTGGCCTTTCAATCGGCTCGTACTCCTCCTCTGCTAGCTTGTCCCACTGCTTTGCCTCTGGGTTGTGAAAGATCAACGGGTCGTAAGACTCATAACACACACGGCTTACGTTCTTTGACGTCTTGTCAAACTGCTCGCAGTTGTAGTACTTCTCCAGCGCGTTGAAGTAGCTCTTGTGCTTGTTCTCATCGGCCGGTACTCTTACAAGTACCTTTAGACCATCACCAGATGGAGAGATAAACACAGCCAGTGTGTGCTTGTCCTTCGTGAACTCGTCCTTCTTAGCCAGCATGTCCGCCTTCTTGGTGAAACCATCAAAGTCAAGACAGATGATTCCAGAGTGGGCGATAAGCGCTGAGTCTTCCCTGCGAGTGAACTCGCCAGAGAAACAGATGGCCGGTAGCTCCTTCTTGATTTGGTTTCGCTTGTCCTTGTCCTTCTCCTCTCTGATCCGCTTGATGATGTCCTTGGACTTCCCTTCTCTGATCCGGTGTATGATGTAGTCAACAGACCGGTAGAAAGGAGTGGAAGTGTCCTTAATGCTTTTGAATATTGTTATGTTTCCCATTTAATTTGATTTTTGCTCGTTTGTATAACTGAAAAGCCGCATACCTAGATATGCCAAGCTTAATCCCACACTTTTGGTAGGAGTAGTGTAGGTCCTCCCTCATTATTAACACGGCGTACTGCCTTGCCGTGCACTTATAAATTTCCAATACCATTTACGATGTCGCTAAGTGCGTCGTATATGTCTTGCTCAGCATCGCCCCAGTACATCTCACACTTTCCATCCTCTTTTACCGGAGGCGTAACAAAGTATGACTGGTAATCACTTGGCTTTGCCGTAAATCTGTGGCATGATTCCTTTCTTGGACATCCAGTGCCATTACACATTGTAATGTCTGGCATCAGTTACAAATTTTAATGTCCATCAATGACTCGGTGAGTGTGCAAAGAAGCTTGCCGTTCAACTTGGTGTCGCGAATATAGTCTCCGTCGGGTGAATAAAGTCCAATTGCCTTGATTAAAATTCCATTCTCTACCACCTCAGCGTGTATAATTCTGATCTTATGTGTGTCGATTTTTGCCATTTTGTGTCGTTTTTTTGGGGTTTGTGTCGGTTTAGTGTCGATTTTAAAAGTAAGCGACACAACCAAACGCATTGAATTTCTTTTACTTAGCTTTTTTGTGTCGATTTTTACTTGTTCAATACTTATTCAAAGAAAAAAATATAAGTAGTATAAATAATATATATAGAATAGGAGAGCTGAAAACCGACACAACGACACAGGGGGCGGTCCCCTGTGCCAGTGTCTTGGTTTCTTAGAACGGTAACTCGTCTACCGGAGGATTTGCCTTCTTGGGCTCATTAGAGGCTTTCTCAGCCACCGAAATAGTTCCGTTGGTCCAAACTACCTTTCCGCCTCCGATGTAGGCCTTAGAGGCCTTAGATTCGCGTTCCTCTTTTGTCTGCGACTCATAGATGGATGCATTCTTGCCCCACTGGTTGGTCTGGTCGTCTACAGAGATGGTTACGTCAAGGTACTTACCGTCCTTAAGTTTGCTTTTGGTGATCTTAGTCACGTCGATTGATAAACTGATTAGTGCACTCATAATGTTTCTTTTGTGTAGTATTGTGTGATGTCTTCTGTTTTGTTTGGCCCGAAGAACTTGCGCCATACTTCTATTGCTCTTTGTACTTTCTCTTTGCCACGGTCTAGGAACTCCTCTGAGCAGTCGAACATTCCCGTCTTGTTTGTGCCCTTCTCTACCGCAATGAACAGAACCGGCTTGCCGAAGATCTGATTGTAGATGTAAGCCTGTGAGTCGTAGTTGTACTTCCTTGCAGAGTACTTGAACTCCTCGATGTTTGATGTGGTCTTGAGGTCGATGACATACTCCGAGGCGATGATGTCTGCCTTCCCCTTCCATGTCTCTCCCATGATGTTGGAGATGCCTGGCTGCTCGTACAGATTTCCGTCCTCGTAGATCATGTCGAAGAAGTCCATGCGGCCCTTGATGGAGTCAACCATCGCGTCCAGCTCCTCGACCTCTTTAGACAGCAGGATGATGTCTGTCTGGTGTGCCTCGCACATCTCTTTGTACCTGTTGGTATTTCTAGATGACACGTCGCAGATCAGAAAGTCAACGACCTTCTCTGGCTCAAGCAGCGATGCATGGAAGTAAGAACCCTGCACCATCGGAACGGTTTTCTCTTTGTCCTTCCCAAAGGACGAGGGGTCCTTCAGTAGGGCCCCGATGTCCGAGTTTGAGAGGAACTGTTTTCCAAATGTTCCGTAGTAGTCAGAGTCGCTGTTCAGTCTCGTTAGGATTTCGGTTGTCACGATGCAACCTCCTTGTTGATCTCACTGCGTGTGGCATCGCTGATGCTGTACTTCTTTGACAACTGCTCGATGATGAACTTAGAGCCCTTCTTCTTGTTTGCTGTCAAGTAGTTCATTACCTTGGCCCAGTTCTCGTCACCAACAACTAGATCGATGATGGCTGGCTCTGATGGGGCCTTGGCGGCCTTCTCGTCGTCTGGCATGTCCTCACCGGCGTAGATGTAAAGACCGAGTCCGTGCAGGCCGATAGCCTTGGTGGTTGACCGCTGGATGGCCTTGTTAACGTCGAACGAAGTAACCTTCTCGATGGGAAGCGCAGCGTTTCTTGCGTCCATGATTGGCAGGTAGTCGATGTGCTCTTGGCCACCGATGGTGATGCCGACCTTGACCCATGCAGTCTTGCCGTCTGTGTGGTAGTTGTTACCGGTAGCAGACTCGTAAACGGTGCGTGTCATGTCTGGGCACACCTTCATTGTCTCTTGCCATGCGTAAGCCCATGACAGGTAGGTTAGGTTGCCCTTCTTCTCCGTCATCTTGTTGACGTTGATTGAATTTAATTCTTTAAACTTGCTCATATGATTTTATTAATTTGTTTAAATACCATTGGGCCTTTTTGAGGTCCTCTGCTTTGTTCTTGTCCTCAAACCGCCACATGTACTTCAAGATGTTGCCCTTTAAGTACCCGCAGAACTGGTCTTTGGTCATTGACGCCTCGATTGCTTCGATGCACTCTATAGCCGACTGGTTGTAGTGTGCTGGCTTGTTTACTATATCAAAACTCATCTACAAATTTACCTTTTAGTTATCAGAATTCCTACATTTTGTGCATAACTTTGGCAACATTTCTTGCCTTCCAAGGTATGCGTCCTTCTCAAATTGTGACATCTGGTCTTCTGTCTTGATAACCGATCCGCAGCGGTCGCAGTCGATAGAGATTCTGAACTTAAGGCCATACATCAGAGAGAACCAAGCCATTTCTACTTGGCATAACTTCTTGCTACGCCTAAACCTTCTTGCTATCTCCTTCTCTCCCCATTCAACCCACTCGTTGCTCTGCTTGACACTCATGGTCCACTGGGTGTACCAGTCATCCTTTCTGTCCTTAACGTCGTCATAGGTCACGTCGTGACCGGCGATCTCAAACATCTTGTTGATCAGATCTTTGACCATCTCGCTTTTCTTTTGTTCTATTGTTGCCATAGTTCGTAAATGCTGTTTTCAGTTTTAAATTTGATGTAGCCCTCTTTCTCTTTCACAATCACGGTGATTGGAGTGGTGAGCCACGTGAAGTTCATTCTCTGTGGGTCTACGATCAGAGACAGGCCAACCGCTGGCGTTTCGTGCCGGTCTTTAAACCTTCCGTCCCTGTCCCACTGCACCCAAGATATCTGCGTGCCGTAGATGGTCAGTCCGTCTCTCTCTCTTACCAGTTTATAAGTTTTGACGTCGACCGGTATCTTGATTTGGTTTAGTTTACTCATGTTCTTGTATTTTTTCTAGTATCCATTGTACACCATGTCTAAATCCCTTGTCGAACTCGTCTGTTGTGTTTAGCAATGGATCAATGATATACATTAGCTCATCATACGTCATTAGTTCAATGGGCTTTTGAGTTTTTAGGATGTCTTCAAACGTGAGAATGTGGTCGTATAAATCACTGTCTATACAAACTTCAAGCATTTTCAATACCTGTTCTTCTGTGTATAGTTTCATCTCCGTAGGTTGTTTGATTATAGTTGTTTTCTATTGCTTGAATTTCTAATGACATTTTTTCAAGCATTTTAATTAATTCACCAGTTGAATATTTGATTTGCGTACCATTGTCCTTGTCATCAATTTCAATCTCGGTGTCTTTGTGTTTAACTCTTAGTATCATGGCTTGATCATTTTAAGTGTGTGCTTGAATGGGTTTCCCTCTATGCCTTGTACCAGCATCAACATCTCCCATGCGATGTCTCGTATCTCGACCTGTGCATGCTCTGAGGCCCGAAGTTTGAGGAAGTTAGCAAATGAACGCATATTGAACTGCACGTCAGCGGTTATCTGTGAGTTGTATGTCTTGAAGAATCGTGCACTCTCCTTGGCTCTCTTGCGACCAAGTACTGGCGTTAGTTCCTCTAGGCATTTGTGGTAGAGGGCATTCATCTCTATTGTCTTTGCGTATAGCACGCTATTCCAATTTGTACCACTCCAATCTTCCGGCAAATAAAACTTGTCCTCTTTCAACTCCTTGTACCTGGCCGACTCGGCATTGATGGATGCTATCCGGTGCTTGAGCAGATGGATGTGTGATGCAATGTCGCACGTTACCAAGAAGTGTACTGAACCCTTCTCAAATGGTGTCTCGTGGCCCTCGGTCCACAACATCTCAATCAACTTAGGGATGCGTGCTAATTTGTCCTCGCTTAACTCTCTTGATGTAGACGTCCAAGCGGACTGTGCTATAATTTGGTCCGAGCCATAGTGGCCCAGTAGTTCTACTTTGTTCTTCATTTCATTTCTTTTAGTTTGTTTACATAACTAGGGTCACTTGCGTAACGCCCATTGATATTGCTCAAGTACCTGCCTTGAATGTGAGCGTAGCACTTCACGTTGTCCTTATAGGTGTTATACTTAGCATACACCCCATACTTACCGGCCACGTGCTTGCAGTTGTGGTACGTGATGCCGAATAGGTTCTTGGCCTCTCGTCCAACCTTGGACTTGCCCAAACCACTCTCGATGGTTGCCTGTGCAACCGCCACGTTTGGAAGTACTACACCACTGGCTACCAACTCGGCGGTCAAACCGCTATCGGTCAGCGCCATGTCGTTGCTCTTCTCTTCCACTATCACGGAGTGATACACGTGATTTATCTTGTCTGGGATGTTTGCCATATAGACAACCACACACCCAAGAACCAAGTTAGCGCATAGGCTGATGACCATCGGTCGCTTCCAGTCGTAAGACAGGATG